CGGCATTATTATAAGTATAATCAGAATCTACATCGTAGTTATTGTATACATATAACATTTTAGCACATAAATCATTGAAATTTGGCTCTGCCCATGTTCCGGCTTCGCTATATATTCCTGACATGTTGAAGTCGCTATACTTGAAATCCAATGGCACAGACAATTCTGCGTATTCTGTGCAGGCAGTTGCGTTGGTGCATATTGTTGGGATACCTTTTGCTATACCTTGATATGGCAACATTCCCCAACCCTCGCCACTTGTCGGATAAACAACGCAATCGGTTAAGTCATAGATATCACTTAACTCTTGGATTGAAACATCTTTATCAATCACATCTATTTGAGGGTGTTTTTCGATAGCCATAAGCTCACCAGATTTGATCCAGCGGGCATCAGGAGCGTCTATCGTCTTATAAAGAAGTCTTGTATTGTCATCGCCCGAAAATATCTTTATAAAAGCATCTACAGTCATCTGAGTGTTCTTGCGAGTTGATGGAGATCCGATGCAAAGGAATGTAAATTTATTATCTTTTAAAACTCTTTTTCTTGGAGTGAATAATTTATTAACTCCAAGTCTAAAATTAAAAACAGGAACTGTTACTCCGGATTCTTCAAAAACATTCTTTGCCCAAAGAGATGTTGTCCATATCTCATCCATTTGATTCATTCGAGAAACCCAATCACTTGGCAGTTTACTTGTTTCCCAATATGAAAAACCAATGTTGTATTTATTCGATACAGTATAGTCAAGAGGTAATCTATTATTTATGAATACATCTGCTTCAATGTTAATTGATGCACTAGATTGATATTCAATACCGAGTAATGACAAGTCTTGAATATCAGATGGTATAAGACATGTTCTTTCAATGTCCATTCCCTTCCCTACAAGACGACCATGAATCTCATCTTCGGCTACCTTGTAGCCTTCATTGCGCTCTTGAGCAACGCTTGTTCCATTCCAAATAATTTTCAAAGTTATTCTTCTGTCTCGAAAGCAAGCTCTCTGCCCCTTGCGTTTGCTGACTTTCTCAACTGAACTACAGAGTAGCCGTGAATCTTGGTGTATTGAACACGATAATTAAACCAGCCGGAAGTCCCAATCCAGAATCTTTCATCAGTATTTTTAGAAAGTTCAATTAACTCATCCGTTTCAAGCAGGAAACTCAATACGCCTAGCGGCATATAGAGGCTCATATCATAATTCTCATGCTTACCTAGTGCATACTCCGCAAGCAAATCTTGATATTGCTTGATAATTGTCCGAATAGGCTCTCCTACGAAGTGATCAATCTCTCCGTTTGCATTTCTAATTCTTGGACAGAACTCATCAACTGTCGTTATGGTCCCGAATGTTCTACACACCATTGGTCTGTAGCCATATATGGTGCAGCCATTCTTGTAGAAAGCGCAATGCCTTTCTGTTTCTCCACCATCTTTCCAAGTTTCATCTGTCATGGCTTCTTTAAGGGAATCTATGATACCCAAAATCCATTCATCAGCGACCCTTTGCCCAGCGTTTTCTAATTTCAAGTAATACTCCTGATTAATCTTGAAAGCAATGTTTGCACATTCAGTCATTGGTAATACCAATCCTATTTTGCAACAGTTGCCAGACCCCAAGCACTTATACTTGGTTTCATTTTGTTTTGCTTCAATTACACGCACTTGGTTATAGAGCATGTCTAATTTGGCAAAAGTTAAAATATCTTTGCCTACTACACTTCTTTTCATTTTCCCATTCCTTTTTTTCTTGCTTTCGCTGTTTTTGCTTGATCCCGTCTACGCTTCTCGACTTCAAGCTGCATAGGAGATTTCGGCTTTCTTAAAGCTGTAGCGGATAAGTTTCTTCCCTTACCTCTAAACTTTAAAAGATCATATTTTTTACACCAGTTATATATAGCCTGGGAGGTTACGCTTATCCCATAACTTTGCTGAAGAACCTTAACGATGTCAGTCAGGTTCATGCGCTTCTTGACATAATGCTCGTAGAGCCATGTCCGGTCTTTATACGGCTCGTCAGCCATTTTTCTTAACCTTCCAGTACCATAGGGAGATTCCAATTGCGTCAACAATATCGTCATCGTCAATTCCGTCTGTGTCTTTGCCGAATGCTACACCGACTATTTCCCTTACTCTATTCTTTCTTTCATTCTTCATTTTAATAAGCATAGAGCCTTTAACTCCATTTTTGTCTAGAATTTCACCATCTTTTTTTGTAACATTTTTATAACCAATTGCTGGCTTCCAAGATAATGGGCTGACATCTTCAATCTTCTTGCATCTGTCTGAAATTATTCCCCAAGTGAATCCGATAATATAAGATATGATTCTGCTTGTCTGAAAGTTTTGGATATAAACAGATTGTTCAATAACAGCAACATCAGGGGAGTGCTTCTCTACAACTTCTAATAATTCTTTTTTAATCTTATTGAATTTCTCTGACTGCTGCTTTTCTTTGGAAAGATCAATCTTGCCAGTAGCAATGAGTTCTTTATCCCAAGACAAAATAGCCCAAGCAAGAGAGTGCGAAGCAGGGTCTATTGCGAGGACTTTATTCCACTTTTCTTTCTGTACGATATCTTTAAGACTCACTTAAATATTATATCTCTTTTCTAAGCTTTTCTTCGTCATATCCCCAAGAAATAAGTCTTTGTATGAATCTTTCACCTTTGCATTGTTCGCAAATAGTTTCCTTATTATAACTTGACAATACTGTTGTGCAATTTTTTGTCTTACAAATTCTTTTTCTGTGTTTGTTTTCTTTAGTTTCATAATATTTTTCTAACAATTTCTTATTAGTTATTAATCTTCTGCATTCAACACTACAGTATAAAGCGTTATAAACTTTTGCAACAAATACATTATTACATTTATCGTTTACACAAATTCTTGGTTCTTCTCTAAACATCCCCTGACCAGCATTTATCAGCCAAATCACACTGAGCACACTTTGCAGATGTCCTCTTGTATGGCTGCTTAGGCATATTACCTTCTAGGAAGTTGGTATATATGCCATTATATTTTTTAAATAGTTTGTCTATAAACTCATCATCTCTTTCAATAAAGATGGGGAGGATTTCTTGGTTGTTCTTATTCTCATAAATAACATAACCGCTTGGCAAATCCAAACATCTCATATAGATTTGAGCCTGCCTATAGTGATCATCTTTGGGCTTATTATACATTTGTCTGTAATTAAAGCCTTCCATACTGATTGATTTTAATTCAATAAGTTTATGACCGTACCAGTCAATTATACCATCCGCAGTACCCTCAATTGGGGGATCAGAATGCGTAACCGGGATTTCCTCGGCAACGAGGATACCCATCTCTCTTAAATAACTATAGAGCCTTTCATGTACTGCATGGCCATTGTCAAAAATACGGTATGTCTGTGGTCTAAAGGAGGTTGTCACCTCTTGACCTTCAAATAGGTAATGCCAGTATCTAGCGCACTGGTTTGTATAACTCGGATGGAATCCACCTACTTTTTTCATCGCAGGTGCATTTCTTTTTTCAAGGTTATCATCAATAGCAGTCAGCAGTTCTGCTGTAACCTGCTCGTCTGATTTAAGTATCTTCTCTACCTTGGGAGCCTTTAATTTATTTAGTGATTTCAATTGTAAGTTCCTTTACCCGAAATTTTAAGGGCGTTAATGTTTTCGGTCAATGCTTCATACATTGTTTTCCAAACATCGTTTACAAGTTTATCTTGCTCATTCATTATACTAGACCGTCTCTTAAATCCTTGAGATTTAACAATCATTTGTGTTCTATAAGCTGCCAATATGTTTGCATACTTTATCGCTTGCATTCCAACATAATGATCTGGATTGTCAATAATGTCTTGCACAATCCTCATGCACTCAACAAACTCCTTAGCTTTGTCCCCCATTTGAGAAGCCAGCCATTCTTCATTAACTATGATATCCATTTCTTAATTTCCTTTCCAATCCATTCTGCTACTGGTGATGCAATAGCATTCCCGCACATTTTGTATCTGTTCGTATCAGCAACAATTTTGTCGTCTGATGTGTATTTAGTATGGTCATCAGGGAACCCCATTAACCGTTCACACTCTAGTGGAGTCAATCTCCTGAGTATTAATTCCGGAGTGCAGACACCATGCTGTGATATTGTATCAAGCGTATATGATGGATCACCAACATCTCCAAAACCTTTTCCTTGAGGACCGGATGTATCCGCTCTCCCAATGATTGTTCCCTGAATGGGGATAGCAACTTGTTCACCAATAAGAGGAACTTGACCACCACCTGTACCCATTCTGTGCTTTAGCGTAGGTACGATACCGTCATCATAAATACGAACATCATCAACTCTAGTACCATCAACAATAATAACAGTGGATCTACTTTCTCCTGAGTTGTCGAATGCGTTAAGCGTTGGACTAACTTTCTCACTACGCCAGACTTCTGCTGGTAGGTTCCCTTCGGCATCTCTCGCTCCTGACCTCACCACCTTTACATAAGGCTCTAGAATGAAATTCATATCAGGGCGCTTATGATCTGACGCTGATAGACTCACTCCTCCTTGTTCGTATTTGCTGAATCCAGTTTTTCCGTACCAGATAGGTTCACTAGTGCTTGTCTCAATGGCTCTGGAAGCCTGTTTCCTTTTCTTTCGGCTCTTCTTAATATCCCCCCTGCTGTCTTCGGGGACAGATAGAATTTTTCCATTACTTCGCTCAAGGGCTGTAGAATCCCAACTAGCGATGACGAATACTCGTCTTCTGCGCTGGGGGACTCCGAACCACTGTGCATCCAAGATGTTCCACTCAATTCCCAGTGCCCCGATGTTTGCCATTTGGTCAAGGACTTCACCGAAGTCTTTTCCATTATTACTTGTGAGGGCACCTGGTACATTTTCCCAGATTGCCCATTTTGGATATTGATTATTGGTTGCATTGCGCATCTCCTTTATTATTCTAATTGCTTCAAAAAATAGACCTGAGCGATTACCCTCAAGTCCTGAACGCTTACCTGCTACAGATAAGTCTTGGCATGGTGAACCGAATGAAATCAAATCCACTGGTGTTAAGTCTGCCCCATTGACATCTCTTACATCTTCAAACTTTGGCACATCCGGCCAATGTTTCTTCAATACGCTTTGGCAATGCTTATCCCATTCAACTTGGAACTTGCATTCCCATCCTGCGGAGTCAAATCCCAAATCAAATCCGCCTACTCCTGCGAATAGACTTCCGTAAGTTAACTGTCCCATTTTTTTCCTGACATTAGTTTTGGTTGCTGATTGCAGATTCCACATTTACCGAAATGTCCATTTCCGTAGTGTGTCTTCCACTCACGACAGCATAGCACCACAACTTCCATTCCGTATTGTTGCTCAAGTTTTTTTCTTCCGTCACTCAATGTCATAATGGTATCTATTGTCATCAGATGTTTTCCACTTGTTAGCATCTTCAACATCCCATTTTCTGGTGTTAACAAATCTTTCAATCAGAGTTCCTGTCTTGGTTGTGAAAGAAGGGTCAAATAACCTAACCCTATTGTTTGGCTGTATGGCGTAGTTACCGTCATCTCTAAGCATGACATGACCACATTTGTGTTGACCAGGATTTGTGCTGAAGCCAAGATTTATAGTGTTATCGTCTGGAGCATGCCAGTCAAGAGTAAATAGGTATTTTCCGTTTACGAATTCTCCAGAGCGAGCAACATAAGTCATTCTCATATTTCTCATTGCTTGGAATTCAGTAACAGATACATGGGGACTAAAAGAGTTCCAAAGAACAAGATCGTGAATATCAACTTCAGGTACGCCCGGTCTTTCACAGAAAGCGTTTATAGGCATTCTCCACCAAACACCACCATCCTCCATTAGAAAATGAAATAGGGGACTTCTTCCTTGAATACTTGTTACTCCAAAAATCATGCAAGG